CTACTTTTGAAAACTTTGCTAACTTAAATATGAATTTATCCCATTTTGATATATTGCTACTCTGTATTGTTTCTTGATCGCTCTGGCTATCTGCAATCTCATCAACAACTCTATTTAAGTCTGTGATTGCATCATTAAACAACCTGCTCTCTGTAATAACCTCTCCTAATGTAGTCTTTAAATTAGTTACTTGGGCTTTAAAAGAAGCGATCTTAGTTGCAGCAGTATCAGAGACATTACCCATAGCAACAAGTTCCTCCTGAACAATCTCTCCCATTGCTTTTGCAACCGTTCCTACATCAGCAGCCTCCATTCCGAGATCACCAAACTTCTCCCTCAATCTTATAGCACTAATTCCTAAGTTATCAAGTATTAAAGGAGACTTACGCCCGATTCCGAGTACAATACTATTAACAAGATAATCAACTGACTCGCCCGTTTGTTGCGCCCTCTTACGTGCAAACTCAAAGAACGTCGCTAATTGATTTAGAGGTATCTTAAAGTTTGATGCTTTAACAGCAGCAGTCATCAAGTCCATGTCCGACACCGTCCCCTTAACGGCATCCCTCAAATCCTGGAGCAACCCCGGATCAGCAATACGCCGGAAAGCCTCCTCTACACCCTGTATCTTTGAAGCAAGATCAACGGCTTCACGTCCGAAATTAACGATGGCACGAACGGAGAAAGCAGCGGCAATAGCACCTCCGATAAGTTTAAATTTATCAACGAGCCAACTACCCTTTTGTCCTACCTGATCAACTTTCTTATTAAAGTCTTTATTATCAGCCGTGAATACCGCCTTATGTTCTTGCTGTGACATTTTTAAGTAACTTTGAAATCCTTACTCTTTTCTTTCGTTTCAACTTACCGTAATCCTGCCAGACCTTATCCAGCTCTTCTTTGCTCAACTCCGGCTTCTTATCTTCCCGTCCTATCGGAAGGTATGTCTCTATTCCCGGTGCGTTCTTTGCTCCATGCCTCCACGTCTCGTAAGCTATCAGCCTGACCTTCTTCCACTCACTCTCTTCCTTCATCCGGTACGCCTCAAAGACCCTCGCAATTTGTGAGAACGTCAATCGTAATAGTTCATCTTCCGTCAGTCCTGCCTGCCATCCGGCGATGAAGAGTTCACTCCAAGTTGAGCTTTTTTTTTATCGTCCGTCTCCTCAACCTTCACCTCGGTCATCGCCTTTAGCAGCATATCCCATTCCGACTTCCGCATCCGGTTAATGAACCGTATCATTTTCTTATATGACAAAGGTTCCCGATATCGCATCATACAGAACGACCGATGCGCCGACCATACCCAGGAAGATACGTACTCATCTTTCGGTATCTTGTCCTGAGTATTAAGGTCAACGCCCCACTGCTGGCACAATAAAAATGCTGCCAGTGCATCAAAGCGAAAACCCACCGGATGCCTGAACCGCCGTTTAATCTCAACAACCATTAGGAATATTCTCCTGTGAAGATAAATCCAGCGTCGAACTTAACATATCCTGCACCAGTTCCACCGGCAGGCGATAAGTTTGTCAAATAACCACACCCGCTGATCTCCACACCTTTTTCAATCTCTGCAACAAGCGTGAGGAGCGTCTGTGCAAGATGTGCGTCCAGGACATCCTGAAAATCAGCCTCTCCGGCACCAGCGGCATTATTATACCATGTAGAGGTATCAATAGTGCCACTGTTTAATGTAGGGCCGAACTCTTTGAAATCGCCACTATCAGCATCAGTCAGCTCTTCCGTGTCGGTTGTCAGGTTAATAGTGACATCCGTGGTATGTGCCAGAAGATCAGTACCGAGATAAAGACGAACATTGTAACCTTTGATTTTTGCCATTTTACTAAGTATTAAATTAAACCTCTGTTATCATTGTCTGAATTGTTAGAATCTTTCTTATCACTGTTTTTGCCCCATCAAACTCAGGAGCGTAGTTAAGAGCAACGAGATAACAACCGTTATCTTCAAAACCTGTCATAACAATATTAGCAGCTATGTCACCAGGAGTCACTCCTTTAGTAATTAATCGCTGCATAATAAGCGTCATAATATCATCAGACTGCTTTGAACCGAACTCCCCCGGCTCGCCCTGATGAGATGTCACAACCATTATATCTACTGTGACATTCATTTGAAAGTTTGTTGCATCGCCTTCGGGCGTGGCACTCATATTAAGTATCTGAACATAAGGAGTGTCATTGCCTTCCGGTGCATATTCCATAACCGTCAGCGGATGACCTCCATAAGTCAATAAACCTAACGCTTCATAAAGTCCTTTGCGATATTGATAAAAACAATCTTTCATATTGCTCTTTTCAAAATTCTATCACACTCCTTCGTGAACTTTTCCCGGTTAATAAAAAATGCCGGATATAAATACGGTTGCGCTCCTGTATTTACTTTTCGTATCCCTGCCCCTTTGAATTGCATAGCATATTCTTTCAATTCCGCAGGCACCCGTACAAGCCCACCCGTTCCAAACTCTACATAAGGCCCGTAATGTGGGCCAACAATTATCTCTCCTGTCAGCCCCTTATCAGTTATTTTTGGATGTATATCTGTGCGAAGCCTCCCTCCGGTTTTCTTATATTTTACTTTCCTTTTGTCGTGCGGAGCAAATGACTTAGCATTATAACTCGTTTGACGAGTTGCCACGGCGACGGCTTTCTTCAACTCGCTCTCAACCTCCTTTGGTATCTGCTTATATTTTTTCAGCTTCTCAGGATGCTGAAACTGGCAACTTATTTTCACTTCGTGCAATTATTTTTGTGTAGTGCTTATCTATTTGAACCGAATGAATCAAAAGAATAACCTCTCCATAAATACTTTCATAGCCCAAATAATATTCTCTCTCAGGCGGGAAATCAAAATCCGTCCTTATCGTCACGTCAAAACCCTGCGATCCGCTTATCTGCTGAAAGGTCATTCCGATCATCCCCGTTAAAGGCTTCACATTCCCCCATACCCATGTAACTTCAGTCAACGCTCCGGGTATGCGCCCTCCGGCACCATCCGACGTACTCACCCGCTCGTATATCTTTATTTTATCCTGTAGCTTCATAATCCCGGTTGACGTGTTAAGAGTTCAATCTGTTTTGATATATGCAAAGGTAACTGTTTCGCCTCATCATCTATATCGTAAACATATTTTATATAATCAGTTATTAACCTTTGAATTGTAGCCGGACAGATCGTATCGCCTCCTACATAAGTATAGATGTAGTTATCATCAGAATCGGTCGTCTCAACAATATTGCTCACTGGCCCCAGAGGAAGCTCCCATTCCTCAAGTTCAATATCTGAGGTCACTTCAATAGTCCTCGTAGATACCGATGTATCAATAGCCTTCTCAATGAAAGCCCTGCAATCTGTTATAAGCCTTGATAACTCTGTATCGTGTCCTGTACCTGTGATCTTCAGGGCTTCCTTAACCTCTTCCAATGTGATAGGCTCCAGCACTATGTCAGTTGTGATTACTACTTTCATATCTCTATATTTATCGGTTCCAAAACATCTTCTTTGACCAGTTTTACATGATGCTTCTTAACAAGAAAATCATAAGCCTGCCGGGGGATACGCTTAATATCTCCTTTTTTATAAAGCCTGCAATAATTCTGAAGGAACATCACCTCAACCTTCTCCCCTGCCCTGTGAACATCCAGTGCGCTCATCTCTTTATGATGTACTAATTTATTAACAACATCTTCAGGAAGTCCAATGTCATTGATCTTCTTATCTGTCTTCACAAAAGGAGGTCGTGGATTACGGAACTGCCGGATGCGTGTCAGTGATACAGTGTTCATCCCGGTAGTTGCAAGACACGGGTAAATATTAGAATCAATATATTTTGTCTTGACATAATCCGAGAGCCATTTATGAATACCGGAATTTTTATGAGGGTCGGGAACCCTGCGGACGATATCTGTAAGGATAGCAATATTAAACCCTGTCTTCCATAGCTTCCTAACGACCTGATAATCATACATCATCATCTTATTGTCAGGAATAGAATAATGCCATGCGTACCGGGTATCGTACCACGGGAAATTTCCAATCAGTTCTACTGTCCTTTGTATCCTTAACGGGTGGGTATAATCATCCGAGTCGTGCATAATAAGTATCCTGCCCTGAGCTTCTTTAGCTATCGTAATCCACTTAGTAGAGAGGTCATACCGTTTGCCTCTGTTGATATATTTTATTCGCACACATCCGGCAGACCGAAGACGTTCCTTATATTTTTCAACGAACTTGGGTCCCGCCTCATTTGGCGAGGGACACTCAAAGACAATATATTCCCACGGCACGGTAGTCTCCTGGCGGCAAAGCGACTCAATGGAGAGCCAAAAAATATCGCCATTATTCCATGTCGGGGTGCCAACAGTGACGACCGGGGTGACTGATGCGGTCATGCTTATCTCTTTTTTTGCTCCATTAATTTCTTTTGCTGGCATAATTTCTAAAGGAGGCACCCTCCCATGATTATTTTTCTCTCCCTGACATCCGGTAAGTACTTTGTCAATCCACTTTACTTTTAGTTTTGTTGCAAGCGTGGCAATCACATGAAAATCACCCATTCTGCGAGCCTCCCACGGGACTGGCAGATGTTTGCAGTGAAATGCAAAACCTATTCCGCTGATCTGTCCTGCTTTAATTTCTGTTCCGAAATATTTAGGCCCCGGAACAATCACAGAACCAAGTTTAACCTTCCATAATAAAAGAGTATCCTCATCCGTAGCCTCCTTCATTATCTCATCAGCTGATGTCCGATCAAGAAACATATCATCATCATCAAGGTACATCACCCATCCCGACTTGACGTGTTCACCGAGATCGTTCATGTGAAGATTCCACGGGAGCCACTGTCCTGATTTTTTTGTCAACTTAATAGCCGAAGGAAAATAATCACACTTCACCTCACTACCTACAATATGATTAATGTTCGGATACGTCTGTGAACGGATACTATCTCTGCATTTCTTAAATGATACAGGACGCTTAAATGTTCGTGTTATAACATTTAGATAAGGAGCCGTATTACGTTCACTGATCCAGTTATGGTCGGTATCATATAGCTCCATATTACCTACACGGGTAACTCCTTTTTTCTTCATGCGAGCCGTAGTGACCGAGTCAGAATGTTGCACCCACCGGGCCATGCCACGTGGTAACTGGAAGACTTTATCCACTAACTTCCACAGATGACCATGTGACCCGAAATATACCGGGTATTCAACTGTCCGTTGGCATAGCGTTGAAAACATTGAAGTCCGCTTCTCATGATATGGAGCTACTTCTGATAGTTTCTTTGAAGGCCAATCCATTCTTACAGGTTGTGCATGAATGACAAATGACTTAAAAATATCTTTGTTCTCTTTGTAAATCTTTTGAACCTGTTCAATATACGTGGGTGCTATCCAATCATCAAAATCCACACGTGACTGAAGAGTATATTGATTCTTTTTGACGATATTCCGAAACTGCTCAATGCCACCGGTGAAAGCCGTGAAATCCATTTTTATCTTCTTACGCACATAATCCACATGGTCAGCACGAATCAAAATCCCAAACTCAAAATTCTTACACGTCTGCGCCTGAAGTGCAGGGATAAATGTCTCCAGTGCAACGGTAATATACCGATCCATCAGTTCCCTGTTATCAAACCAAAGCCTTGTTACTAAAAGGTGTCGCATGATTTTATAAACTCTTTTTTGAACCGTTCACTATTAAACTGAACCTCCCATGGATGCCACTTGATCATTGATGATATTCTCTCGTGATCCGCCTTGCTTAGTCCTATCTTATCCCAATGCCATTGAACATACCACTTATCAACTTTCACACCCTGAAGATGAGGGATAAGATTATATTCTGCACCTTCACAGTTCATTTTAACTACCACATATTCAGCATTTAAGGACTCAATAAATATCCGTATGTCAACACATTCAACCGAAGTAAATATTTTCGGATTAACGTGTCCTGTTTTTTTATTTCCATAAACACTCCCTCCAGCCCCGGTGCCGCCGGTGGCAGGATAAAACTTAACCGTCCCACTGTTTATCCATGCAGCTTTCGGGATGACATTCAATCCTTTTGCCTGGATAACCTTCACGAGCCGCATATCGGGTTCAAAAATGAAAGTATTAAATTCTCTTCCCTGCGGATGATACTTCAGGAAAAACTCGGTACTGACACCTTTCCATCCCCCTATGTCAATGAATGCTTTCAAATCATCTTCATTATATTATTAATCGTCACATGAGAAACATGATGCCCGTCTTTATAAATCTTATTTCCCTGGTATAAGGGAGCAACCGTCGCCATCTCAAAACTTGGAAAGTAAATCACATCCTGCATACGTGCCATCTCTCCGGCCACAGCCCTGAGTATTGACTTAGATTCACAGCTTGCCGACATCACATCTACGTCCGTCCGCCATGAATTGAGAATATGGACCGGCGATACTGTTATTAATATCTTTAGCCTGGGGTTGTTGTTTTTTAAAATCATATATACCTGCTTCATATTAGCAAGATTCTCCACATACCCGGAGAGTCTATACTTAAACTCATTCGGTAACTGGTAGTGTTTGTAAGGGTTTGTAGCCGCCGTCATGCCTGCCCTCCATATCTCTGTCGTGCCAAGCGTTATGATCAGAAGCCCGGCACTAAGAAACGCTTCACGTGAACAGCGTATATGCTTTGATATATCCCTCTTTGCAGTATCTAAATCCTTGTAAAGAATACGGGATCTGATTATATCTGATATGTATTTCTTGCCGTTCACTGTAACAGGTATAAGCCGCTCTTCAATGTCCTTTTCAAATGTGTACTCCACGATATGCCTTAATGTGAATGTATTATATACCCGTTCCCACGCCGCCGAACCATAATCACAAGGGTTATACTTGTCGCCATTGAATACCAATTCAAAATCTCCTGAAGTTTCTGTTTGAACATAATCATAACCATTAGCCTTCAGCCATCGTTTTATCTCAAAGGCAAAACAAGACCCTATTGATGCTATCCTTATCTGCTTATCGATATGATTGCGTACATTACCTTGTAACCACTCTACAGGGTTCTTTGTTGGCCATATCTGATACCTTTCAAACATCTTTCAATATCCTTTGTGCCACAAACTTAGCATCCAAATTCTTTAACGCCCATATCCTCTGTTTGTTAATCACTTCCTTAGTTAGTTTCTTATCAAAAATCAAAGTCAATAAATCCTGTTCAAAGTTCTTCGCATCGCTCCACACAACCGGCGGCAGGTAATTGCATTCAGGCTTAACGCCCGTAATCACCGCACAGTCAAGGAGCATAGCCTCAAGTCCTGATTTACCTATCCCCCTATAAAGCTGATCAACAAAATAGAGATGCCGTGCTTTTATATCAATGCTTTCCTTCCATTTTTTGCCTATTATCACGGTTACAGGGAGATTATTCTTTGAACAAATAGCCGTTATCAATGTAGTACCTTTTTGTTTCATCTTCTCCTCGCAATATGGAGAGTGACATATCAGATCGGTCTTTCGCTTGTCAACTTCCGGCATGATGAAGGGCTGGTAATAAATGTTATCCGTTTCTGCCTTCGCTGCCAAATCAGGCATGGCCCACACACGAAATGAATTAGCCCTGAATACCGGGTTATATTTTTGAGGGTTATTCATATATGTACTATCTGTAAGGATAACTGTCACACCCTTAGACCAATACTTCTTCGGAAGATGTGAAAGTGATACAGCTCCGACAACAATATAATGATCCGCTTCAGGCAATCTGTTGCTCACTTTTGCAGGATACATACCCTTTACATCAGACATAGGGAACATAGTCTCCACGCTTGCAAAAGAACGCATCCCTTCTGCCAGTACCGCTGCATTGCCGTATGCCGCCGTGTGTGCTATTATTGCAATTCTAACCATGCGTCCCCGATGTCAATTAGTTTCCGATAAGCCCTGCTGATCTCTGTATTATCATCCAACCGATTTTTATATTCATGAATTATAGCATCCCGGATGTCTGATTCTTTCTTCCATGATATCGTATATGGTAACCCCGAGTTGCTTATCGTGCGCCGTCCCATCAACCCCATTTCAAGAATAGAATTACTCAAACCATCGTGACCAAGTAAACGAATACCGACAAAACAACGCCTGTAGACTTCCATCAACTTATCAAAAGGATACTGATATAGATAAGTATAAATAAATCGTATCCTGGTTGTCGCCTCAAGTCTCCTCAAGACTCCTAACCGATAACGTTCCCGCATCACATTCGTCCGTGAAGCTATATAAGCATACACGCATTTACCACGCTTCTCATTCTTGATATTCACGTCCGTCGATGTTATCGGAAGAAACTCCGAATGTATCCCCCATGCCTTTAGACTTCTCTGAACGCACGGCGAAGCAGCATAATGCTTAACATCATTGCGAGATAAGATTATCTTCGCTTTATTCTCAGTGACAACCTTCGCATCCGTGCCACGCCAAAGAGCTATAATCGGGACTTCAGACTTTTCAAAGAACTCGTAATCCGAGGCGTTATACACGCCATACATAACTGTCGGCTTCGTAGAATCATCAAACAACCGTAGTTTAAACTTACGTGTCATCCGGTCACCAAAGAAGCGGACATTATGCGATACTCTTATCTGTTCAACTCGCACGCCTCTTGATTTCTTCCTGTGCCAACTTAATCGCCGAAACACGACTGTCCTTTAAAAGATCAGCCAGGTCAAAAGAATCAAGGTCTTTAACCTGCCCTTTGAGTTTGCTTATTGAAATATCAATAAAGCTCTTCGTCTCCCTTACCGGTTCCGGTTCCGGGGTCTCAGGTTCAATCTTTTCTTCTTTAGTGATTATCACTTTCTTCTCTTCTTTACGTACAGGGTCAAGCACCTCGGTAGCCTTCCCGATGCGTATGATCTTCTTTGCGAAGCTCGGAGCCAGCCGGTAAACCTTGCCGATTTCGTAGCTCTGAACCTCTTCTAAAATCTTTACTCTTATTTTCATACTGCTTGTTTTATTATTTTATTATTTTCATGCCACCTTTTGCGGCTTTCACTCATTTTCTTTATTGATTCATCTGAATATTTTCTTCCCGTTAATCCTGCGCTTATTTTTTTTCGTGTCTCTTCAGAAAATACCTGGAACTTTCTTTTTTCTTGTATTTTCTTTCGGGTTTCAAGAGAATGGTTTTTCCCATAAAAAGGGTTATTTTCCCCAGTTATTGCTTTGCTGATTTTTATATTATGTTCTTTAGTGTGTTTCTTACCTTTAAATCTATCACTCATTTCTTTTGATAGCTCTTTCCCTCTCTCTGTTTTAAACAATGTTTTTCTGCTTTCACTTATTTTACGCTTTGTCTCTTCCGAACGCTTAATATCAAGACTGCTTTGTTCAGTTGATTTATTAATATTAAAATATGGCGTCAATTTATCAAGGTAATACTGTTCCCTAATAAATAAGAATATAGGCAAGCATGGCTCAATAATCATAAATTGCAAATCATCACTCCCATACTTATTATAATGATTCTGTAATTTTGTATTGCAATGCTTATTCAATTTGAGGTTTATGAAGTGCTGCTGTTTTCTTGTATTGCAACTATACGAACTTCCAATGTAAATTCTCTCAGGCTTTGCCTTAGATTGTATTTTATAAATCCCCGGTATTCTTAAGTATGGCATTTTTATATAAAGATATGAAAAATAAATAACAAAACAAAGGGAGGGGATTACCTCCCTATGTTCTGTATTTAATTGATTATCACGAGGTAGGACCCGTCGAAAGAACACATATTCCACCCGGGAGCACAACGACAAATCCCACCCTCTTATGTACCCTGAGAGCAATCATATCACGCTCTGCAAGGTTAATGAGGTTATCGTTGTCATCATACACGGATGCCTGATCAAGTAACTTAACCCTGATACCCTGTTTGTCGCCATAGACGACACACTTGGCAAGATTACCGAAGATCAGGAACGGTTCGTCATTTACAAGCTCCGTGAGATCGTCCCAGTCCGATATATCAGTTACCCCGTAGAGTGTAGCAACCGACGGCATGGCTTCAACCAGTACTACAGGGAATCCCCATATCGTTCCCGGTGATCCCTGCGAAGGCTGCTGAACAAGATAATTACCACGTGTGTCATTTTGAGCTACAGCATCGCTCCTACGAGCGCAAAGGGCAGCCCACACCTGACGGTGCATATAGAACTTAGCACCCGGAACGGCTCCTGAAGGTATAGCCACGGTCATAGCCAGAAGCGTCTCCGGCCTCATATTTACAGGCCCGACTCCAGCAGCAAGAGGAAGAGCGACGACACCGGCAGTATTTATGATCCCTGTCCACGGTGCGCCCGTCCCTGAAAAGAACTGATTATCTTCTTCAACGGCGATAGCCTCACCAATCAACTGCGAACAAAGTGATACGAGGTCTATGACGGTATCCTCAACGATTTCCTCGGTAAGGATGACCATTGCAGCCAGTTTCTTCAGAGTCTGCTGAACCCGACTGATGTACGGTTTGGTCTTTGGCTTCTCTTCACCTTCGTCAACCCATGATACAGTCACATCGGTCAGGAGTGTAGGTATATACCTGCTGTTGCCTGCACCGGCAAAAGGCAGATAACGAAATTCCCTGCGAGCCACTCCACCCTGCTCAACAAAACGATTTACCTCAGCAAGCAGGAGTTCAGGAATAAGATAACCGCCCTGGGTGTAATCAGCATCAATCTCATCCGTGCCAGGGCCAAGATGCATAATAGGTTCCATTGCTGACTGAAATCTCTGCTTTAGTGTCAGCTCTGTTTCCTTCATCGTCTTCTTATCCTTCTTGATCATTGCCCTTATCCACTTCGAGTTCAGCTCACGTTCCTGAGCCTTCAGTGATTCAGGTGTAGCGGCAGGCTTCAGTCCCTGTTTTTCAAGTTCAACAAAAACAGCATTTATCTGTTTCTGTATCCCGGCAAAAT